ACGATAAGGTTAAAATATGACAACAAGTAAAGATGTAAATACAGAGCAGTCATTAATAGACTGCAATCCGCGTGGTGAAAGCAATTGGAATAACATTGACCCTGTGCCAAAACAGTGCGCGGATGATTGTTGGCCGTCTCAAAAAAGAGTTCCAATTCAGTCACCAAAAGATTGGGGCAAGAAACCAAGCTTTAACAAAATGGGGCTGGGACAGCATTGGCTGTGCGATCCTATCCAAACTGGTCAAATCATCAATGATTTAGATACGCCAAATAGAGATGTAATCTATCGCTATTCAAGGTCTATTCGAGCTTGTGATGAGGCTATGTGGGATTTGTTCAGAAATATGATAGTTCTAGATGAGCAAAGTCAACAACATACAGTGCCAATCATATGGGCAAGTCAAGAAAAAGCAGTTGATGCAATTCTCCAGGCTAATGTTAGGAAAGATAATTCTTTAGTGGTCGATAGAATTAGATTGCCTATTATGGCAATTTGGAACACTGGTATTAATTTCGATCAAAGTCGATTTACTTATCAAAAAGCATTTACATTACTTCCTTGGTTAGTTCCTAGTGGGAAAAGTGGGTTCTATACACAAGAAGTCAAGCCTAAAGATACGTTTTTCGGTGTTACTAGAGGAATTCCAGTTGATATATCTTATACCTTATATTTATGGACTTTATATGAAGAAGATATGAATCAACTGCTTGAGCAAGCACTTACAAAATTCTCTCCAGTTGCATATTTGCAAATAAAAGGCATTTGGTGGGAAGTTATTGTTACTTTAGACAGCACTCAAAATAACATTGATATTGAGCCTGGGGATGCAAAGACTAGAGTTTTAAAATATCAATTAAATATGACAGCTAAAACCTATATTGCGCAACCTATTTATAGGCTGAAACATCTTCCAAAGGGAGTATGTGAAGAAATGAAAGAAAAAAAGAAAAGTCCTTGTAATGTCCCAAATTATGTGAATATGTCAGATGAAGAAATTCAAAATTCCATAGAAGAATTAAAGAAAAATATAGCAGACATAGAAAGTTCAATGGAAAAGCCCATGAAATAAGATTATTAAAATGCTTAGTGTCAACTTTGTGAAAATTTTATTGAATCTAATGAATATATACTGAAAGACTGACAAATGCAGAATTATTAATTTTGTTAGGTTGAAGATTAAGATAGTTTTGAAATTGTAAATATATTTTAAAATTTACAAAGTAAAGAATAAATAAATTTAAGGAGAGTAGAAATGGCATGTTCACTAAATGATGGAATTGTAGATTCTCTAGATATAAATACTGTTTTAGGCGACCTTGGCTCTGCGGATTGTGGTGGTTTATTACCAATGGGTCTGGGTGCTATTGGTGACGGTAAAGTTATTTTCAAAAGAAAATTTCGTTGGACTTTTGAAATTGAATATTGCTGTACTTCAGATACTCCAAGAAGTGTTGCAAGAGAATTTGTTAAAGTTGGTGCCCGTCCACAAGTTGATATCGAAGAAGTAGAAATTAACTACCTCAACGGTAAATTCTGGATTCCTGGTAAGGCAACATGGTCAGAAATGAATGTAACATACTATGACGTATCTGGTGCTACTAATTCTGGTGTTAACACATCATCTATTCTTGCTTGGATTGCGACAATTTATGATTTTACTGATCCTGTCTGTTTGCAGATGAATAGTGTTCCAGAACAATATGAAGGTGTAGCACGATTAATACTTTGGGATGGTTGCGGAAATCCACTTGAAGGATGGTTATTAAGTCACGTTTGGCCTAAAGCTGTTAATTGGGGCGATTTGGATATGGCAAGTTCTGAAGAATGTACTGTTGAACTTACTTTGAGATATAGTAGCGTTCGTTATCAAAGTTACTGTCCAGATGTGCCTTTGGATAAGTGCCCATGCGGTCCATGTCCTGTTGCTGGTGGCGGTGGTGGTAATTAATAATTAAGTTAAATATTAGGAAAAAGGGAGGCAAAATTAGCCTCCCTTTTTTAATATATAATAGGAGATATTATGGCTTGTGAACAACCAATGGGATTTTACCGTCCTGAGTGGGGTGGTACGGGAAGTGTTGGAGCATTAAAAAGAAAGTTTAGATGGTTATTTAATATAGAAAATGTTACAATTGATAACAATCAAGCACTACCTTGTTTTAAAGCTTCACGTCCAAAGTTTGCATTTAAAGAAATGCAAGCTGAACACCTTAATGAAACAATAAGTTTTCCAAGTAAGCCAGAATGGACGCCAATTGGCATTTCGCTTTATGATCGTTGTATTGATACACAAAATCCAATTTTCAGTTGGTTAAAACGTCAATATGATCCAAGCCCAAATAAATGTAGTGCATGGTTTCCTTGTATTGATCCTGTTTCATTTAAAGTGTGTTGTAGCTTACAACTGTTAGATGGGTGTGGTAACACGATAGAAGCGTGGATATTAGAACATTGCTATCCGCAGAATATTGATTGGGGTGAGTTGGATATGGGAAGCAGTGAAGTTATAACTGTAGACTTTACTTTAAGATATGATAGAGCTTTTCAAATTTTTCCTGTTGAAAATCATGCGTTGCCGTCAATAACAACATGTGTGGATTGTCCTGATACACCTTCATGTATCGCAACGGGTGGTGGCATTAGTGTTAGCACCATAGGATTAAATTTAAATTATAATGGATTTGGAACTATGCAGTCGTTCAATACACCAGATTTTGTAATGTGATTAATCATCGTCAAAAAGACCAGGAAATAATATTTTACACTCATCAATTGCGTCTTCTAGTTGCTTGGTCTTCCAGCCAAGCACACGACAAGCACCACTTTTATTAAGTCTGCCTGCTTTGGTATACACTTTTGCTTCATTCATCAAAAGTGCATCAATTAGCTCTCCAAATCCTTTGTCTATAAGCATTTGAATTACTTCTTGTTGTTCTAAAATTTCTGTAAGATTTTTACCCATAATTTAAGATTATATTCTAGGATTGTCCTTTTACAACATAATTATTAGGATTTTGTGGTTTATGTCTTAGCAAAATCCTTTCAACTTGACTTTGTAAGAATTCCCCATATTTTTTCTTTAATTCATTATAATTACGAGCAGTTCGATAAAGTTGACGATAATGGTTCAAAATACAAGTCGTCATGTAGTTAAAAGCTTTACCTTTTTGGGGATCAAATCTATCTATTTTCTCAAAACAGATCATTACGCCTTCTTGAATGGCGTCATCTATATCAATTAAATTAAATTTAGCATATCTAACTATATTTTCAGATAATGTTAAGAATGCCATTGCCAGTTGCTGTTGTGTTTCTTCGTAAATGTTACTTGCAGTCTTATGCATAGTAGAAAATTTATTTAGTTTCATTATAAAGTCTACACAATCATTTCCACGATTTATAGCACCTTCCAAATCTTCAATACAAATTTCATACTTACTTTTTTCCCTCTTGGAATTTTGGAATTTAGATATAACTTCTTCAAACACTTTATTATTTAAATATTCTGTACTCAAATTACTCCATTTGGTTATAAAAAACTTATTTATTGACCTTCGTTTAAAGAATTTTTATAATTCTCTATTCTCCATTCTGATATTCTTTCAAGTGCTTCTTCTTTCGCCTTTTCAAACCATTCTTTCGCTTGCTGGTAATAGCCAGGACTGTAAAGTTTACCTGAAGTATAACTTCTTACATGATCTATATTTTCGTCAGTTTGTCTTGCAAAGTTTTTTTCATGTCCAATAAGGTGAGGTTTAATTTTTTGATATCGTAAAATATAGTTACCTAATATTTCTGTGTCTGGCCAATTTGGACGAAGTGGAGTGGGCTTGTAATCTCGAATATTATACATATTGCACAATCTTCTCAAACTCCAACCAAATCCAATTTTATCCATTACGGGCATATGATAAATTGTAGCTGTGTGTGAAACCATGCCTTTCCAGTCGTTATGTGCCCGTGGAGACATTTCGTATCCCACGACGGGTGAAATATTTTGAGCCATTTCCATCATTTCAGATAAAAATGTTCGTTTTCTTAAAAAACAGTCTGCATGTGTTGCAAAAATGAATTCAGTTCTACATAAAGCGAAGGCTATATCCATAGCCATAGCAGGAAAGTCAGAAGGGTGTTGAACGGCATTTAGTCTTAAAGAATGAACTTCTACATCAGGTGCTTGTAAAGATTTAATTTTTTCAAGTTGCTCACCATAACTTCCAGTATCAATGATTATTATGTAAGGACGTTCAGTTTGGAGTCTCAATAATTCAATACAAATTTCCAAAGTTTCTGAAGTATCTAAGGCAGGGATTGCAGCGGTAATTTTGTAATCCCAAGGTTTTTTGGCATCGCTACCTTCCCACGG